AAATGTTAATCTACGAATTGGTTGATGAAAAAAGAAAACCCAATTTACCAAAGGTTGAAGAAGTCCCTTACCCAACAGAGGAGATTAGCCCTGATAATATCCCGTTTTGACATGCTTACTTACTACATAATCTGGCACGATTGGTATGGATTAGTAAAAGTCTGGCAATACCATGATTAAAATTCCAGCATATCTTCAAGGTTTCTCAAGTAGAGCAGATAAATCAGCGGGAATACGCTTTGCTACTCAAGAATTAGATGGCGAAACATTTGCGCTTCTTCAATCTCTAAACGGAGTATTTGGCTGGCTTCTATTCAAGGAAAATGTCTTTGAGGAAGGAGATATACCTACTGAAAACGCAGAAGAGGAAGGGATTACAGCTAGTGAAAGATTGAGGAGACGTATGTTCGTTTATTGGAAAAAAGAAGTTAAGAGTAAAAATCCCGACTTTGAGTTGTGGAGAAAAAATCAACTAGAACTTCTAGGTGAAAAGTATCTAAGTAAAATTGACTAACATGAAACAAGATAAATCTTACTCCCAAATAATCTTAGAGTTTCTCGAAGAACATTATCCTAATTGGTATTTTGGCTATAGTTTTGTAAATGTTCACAAATTGGTCAAGGGAAAGGCTTACTGGCTCGGTTCGTCTGCCGACCGTTTGGCACGGCAACTTTCAGAGGACGGCGTAATAGATAAAAAAAGAGAAGGTAAATATGTGCAATTTAGAGCTAAACCTGTCTCCATAATAGCACAGAAAAGTCTTGAATTAGTAGAGAATATCAGTTAAACTATAGATAATATGGCACTATGATGAAAGAAGAAAAGAAACTATGTTCAGAGGATGATTGCTATAACGCTGTCGTCATTGACGGGTTGACAGAGCGTTATCAAGATGGCACTCCTCATCCTAGAGCTTTGAAGTGTGATAGTCATACAACGCCAGACGATATTAAAAAATTGCACCGCTTTAGAAAAGAACAGAGAAGAAAATTAAAAGATATTCTCACCCCTCCACTAGAGGAAACAAAGATATGATTCAAGATAACAAATTATGGGAAGAAAGTTTCGATGAGAAATTCTGTGATAACCAAGTATGGCTTGAAGAATTGATGCATGAACTTGAAAGGGGAGATGAATCTTGGAAACAAATAAAATCTTTCATCCACTCCACTCTAAATAAGGAGAGAGAGGAACTTATTAAGACAATTTTTCACAGAATAGAAGAAGAATTGAGTACCAAAGCTAAAAAGCCCGGTGGTGTCCCTACAGCATTTGCAGATGGAATGACCACAGCTCAAACTATCATCCTCACTATCTTAAAAGAGAATGGTAAAAACTAGGGGGATATAATGAAGATTGTCAAAAGTTTTCCGCCAAATATAAAACAAATAAGAGAGTACCTTACTCCCCCACCCCAAGCAGTTTTTGCATGGGGAGAAACTATCTATAACCCTTCGGGAAATGAAATAAGAGCCGATATTTTGTACCACGAAAGCATACACTTCAGACAAATGAAAGAATACCCAAGTCCTGAAATATGGTGGACGGAATACTTGACAAATCCAGCTTTTCGGCTCAAAATGGAAGTAGAAGCATATTTTGAACAAAGCCAATTTGTTAAAAGATATGCCACAAATAAAGTTGTTAAGGAATTATTAGACGAGATTGCGGAACATTTAGAAAAGTATTATAATGTAGGTATTAGTAAATATCAGGCTCTTACTTTAATAAGAAATTATGAAACACAAAAAACAAGTTAAAAGTTCTTCAATAATGATGGCAGAAAAGGAGATGAAAAAGCGCATGAAAATGATGCCAAAGATGAAGAAAATGTAATGTAATATGCTACTATGCCTTTTCGTAAAACTAAAGGAGGTTATAGAAGTCCAAGCAACAGGAAATATACTGCCAAACAAGTGAGAGCTTATTATGCAACGAAAGGTTGGCAAAGAAAGCCACGAAAAAGAAAATAAGTCAATCTAGGTAGAAAATATATGATAAATGGCATAGGAAAGGGAGGAAAGAGTTATGAAGACAGAGAACTAGCCAGTCGAGTTCGTTCCTTAGCCTTAGCAGAAATTGAAAAGATATTGGGTAATCGTAAGAATAAACTCTATGGTTTAGTAATAGTGAGATTGGCTGGTACTGTCTTGCCTCGACTTAATGAACACACTGGCAAAGACGGAGAAAAATTGTTTCCTCAACCTATTTATGGAGGAACGAGCACTATAACTGATGCCAAGAGGAGTTTATAATCATGAGAAGTTAAGAGGGAGAAAGAAAAAGCCACTTTCCCAAATTACGAAAGATAAGATAAGTTTGGCTAGAAAAGGACAAGTTGCATGGAATAAGGGTAAACCTAACTTGTTGATGTTGGGTAATAAATATGCTCAAGGTAAACCTTCTTGGAATAAGGGTAAGAAATTAACTGAAAAACATATTGAAAGACTAAGAATTAGCCATTTAGGGTTAAATAAAAAGGAAAATCATTGGAATTGGAAAGGTGGAATATCTAGGAATCCTTATCCACCCGAATTTCATGATGAGTTGAAATTAAGGATTAGAGTAAGAGACAATTTTACCTGTGTCTTGTGTGGTAGGACAGAGAGAGAAGAGTTGGAGGAACTTAATAGAGTTTTGTGTGTAAATCATATAGATTTTAATAAGAATAATTGTGTAGATGATAACCTTAATACTCTTTGCGTTAGGTGTAATGTGAAGATAAATCGAGAACGTGAGTATTGGGCAGATTATTTCGTTAAAAAATATGGATAATTTGTCTTTGCGTATCGTGGATACTACAGCAACTCGAAAGATATTTGCTCTTAAAAAGCGGATCAGAGCTGTGGCAGGTGGAACTTCGGCAAGCAAAACAATGTCGATTCTTATTTGGTGTATAGACTATGCTCAAAGCAATAGAAACAAACTAATTTCTGTAGTTTCAGAGTCCTATCCTCACTTACTTGGTGGAGCCATGTTGGACTTTGAGATGATAATGAAAGACAGAGGATATTGGAGGGATTCAAACTGGGTGAAGAACCCAAGAACAGCTTATACCTTTGAGACAGGAAGTAAGGTAGAGTTCTTTTCAGTAGACACTTATGGCAAAGCTCATGGCCCAAGACGAGATGTATTGTTTATTAACGAAGCAGTAAACCTTGAATATAATATCGTCGACCAGCTTATTACCAGAACAAGAGAAGTAGTTTGGATGGATTGGAATCCTTCTGAAGAGTTTTGGTTTTATACAGAGATGAAGAATAGTAGAGACGATATTGATTTTATAACTTTAACCTACAAAGACAACGAGGCATTAGACCAAACAACTATAGATGAAATAGAATCTCATAAAAGTAATTCTAATTGGTGGGCTGTTTATGGATTAGGGCAATTAGGAGCTATTGAGACTAGGATTTACAAGAATTGGGCTACTATTGACGAAGTGCCGCATGAAGCAAGATTAGAAAGACATTGGTTAGATTTTGGCTATTCAAACGATCCTACAGCTATTGGAAATTTATATTATTATAACGGAGGTTATATCTTAGACGAAAAGACTTATACTAAAGGGCTTTCCAACAAACAAATCTCTGACATTTTACTCAACCTAGAAATTGTTTTGACTACAGCAGACAGCGCTGAACCAAAAAGTATAGATGAAATAAGTTCCTATGGAGTAAGTATCATGCCAGCGAGAAAAGGTAAGGACTCGGTAGTTAATGGTATCCAACTTGTTCAGTCTAAACAAATATCAGTTACCAAGCGTTCTCTTAATATCATTAAGGAATATCGTAACTATAATTGGATAAGAGATAAAAATGGGAAAATACTTAATGAACCTGAATCTGGTTTTGACCATCATATGGATGGTATAAGATACGCTATTCAATCTTTGGCTGATAACTTACCTGAATCAGCTCGCAACAGACAATCAGAGCAATTTATTAGAAATATGGACAGACAGTCGCTTAACTCTACTAAATAATGGAAAAGAAACTATGAAAAAAATACAACAAAGACTTGTTTATGCCTGAATTGTCTATACTTGTTCCTGCTCGCGATGAGGTTTTATTGGAACGCACAATTCAAGATGTTTTGCTTCATATCGAGGGAGATGTCGAAGTTTTAGTCGGCTTAGATGGCTGGTCTCAACCAATAAGTGATGAAGATTTATATTTAGCACAATTCAAATACAAAGGCAAGGTTAAATTCGTTAAGTCTATTAAAGGTATCGGGCAAAGAGCCATGACAAACGCTCTAGCCAAGACTTCTACTTCCAAATATCTGATGAAAATAGATAGCCACACTTCCTTTCAGCAAGGTTTCGACAAGCAGATGATTAGTGAAATGGATAATAGGACTATCTTAGCTCCCTTAATGGGTGTCTTAGAACCTATTTCTTGGACAATCAATGGCAATAAAATGACCTCTCGTTATTGTTTCGGCAGGGACTTTGTGATGAACTACGACAAAGAGAATGGGAATGAGGAAACGATGGCGTTGCAAGGAAGCGCGTGGATGATTGAAAGAGAAAATTATTTTAAGTGGGGACTCTTAGACGAAACTCTTGGCGGTTGGGGTGGCATGGCTGTGGAAATAGGTATCAGGGCTTGGCTTAATGGGGGAAGATGCAGAACCACTAGGGAAGCGTATTATGGACATGTTTTCAGGCATAAAGACGAGGAGTTTCCTTATGATAGAGGAAACGAACCCGGCAAGTTTGCTACCGAAGAACTGAAAAGAAGATATGAAAACGATCCCCGTATTTTGGAACTTGCCAAGAAGTTTGGCATTGTGTGGTAAAAGTATGGTATAATGTAATCAAACAATTTTATTAACTCTCTGTGGTGGCGGAGTAATCATTTTAAATGGAGGATTCAATTCACGAAATTGTAAGAGAGGCGATACAAAACTACACTCAAGGCACTACGAAACTTGGAAAGTATGTTGAGAAATCGATGTATGAAACTGTCGAAAGAATAGATGCTTACTTAAATTCTAAATTTATGGATGGAGACAAGGATTCTCTCGGAAGAGATAAGCCTTTCTTTAATATCGTGACCGCCGCCACGAACATTTGGTATCGCGCGACTGATTTGGATAGAAAACACATCAAAATACTTCCCGACAAAGGTTCTTCTGTCGCTCTGGCTTTTCTCGCCACTGTTCATCTTCAAAGGTGGATGGATTCTAACAAGTTTGGAGTCTTTCTCAACCAATGGGGACGTGCTTTAGCCAAGTATGGTTCGGCTGTCGTGAAGTTTGTGGAAAAAGACGGAGATTTAATTCCCTCGGTAATCTCTTGGAATAGATTTATTCCTGATCCTGTGGATTTTGATGCCTTGCCTCGGATTGAAAAGTTTTATAAAACTTCTGCCCAACTTAGAAAAATAAAAGACTACAATCAAGAAATAGTTAAAAGTTTGATTGATGCCGTGCAAACCAGAAGAACCTTAGAAGGCCAAAATAAGGATAATTTCTCGAATTTTATCGAATTATATGAAGTCCATGGTGAGTTATCTCTTTCACTTTATAAAAAAACAAAAGGATTAGAAATAAATGATGGAGATGAAACTAAATATATTCAACAAATGCACGTTGTTTCTTATGTAGGAACAGGCAAGACAGAAAACGGCAAGGCGGTTTACGACGACTTTACTCTATTTTGTGGCAGAGAAACTAAAGACCCTTACATGATTACGCATTTGATAGAAGAAGATGGACAAACTCTCTCTATCGGTTCAGTAGAATATCTTTTTGATCCTCAATGGATGCAAAATCACACTGTCAAGCAATGGAAAGATCAGCTTGATTTAGCTTCCAGACTCATCTTTCAGACGGCAGATGGAAATTTTGTCGGGAGAAATGTGCTTTCAGCTATAGAAACAGGAGATATTATGGTTCATGAAATAAACAAACCACTTACTCTCATCAATAACGCGGGACACGATATCGCTTCTGTCCAAGGATTCTTAAATATATGGAAGATTTTAGGTCAAGAAATATCGAATACCCCTGATTTAATCAGAGGCATTACTCAAGCCCAGCCTGTTACTTACGGATTGGGACAGATAATGAATCAAAACTCTAACTCACTTTTTGAAATTATGGTGGAAAACAAAGTTTTGGCTCTTGAAAATATGCTAAGAACTTATGTTATTCCTCACCTTAAAAAGAAATTAGACACCAAAGAGGAAATTGTGGCTACGTTAGATGATGCCGGTATTGCTCAAATAGACTCCATGTATGTTCCTAAAGAAGCAGTTAAAAAATATAATAGACGCACTGCCCTAAAAGTATTAACAATGAAACCAGAAGATGTAATAAAAGGTTCAACTCCTTCTCCCTTTACGCAAGACATGGAAGAAGCCGCTGTTAAAAAAGATTTAGCGTCTATGGGTAATGTCAGATCGTTCAAACCAGACGAACTGGATAAACAATCTTGGAAAGAAGTGTTCAAGAATTTGAAATGGGATAACTTAAAAGTGGAAATCAGCAATGAGAATAGTGATAAAATTGCCGTGATGACATTATTAAATGACGCTCTCAAAACAGTGGCCAGTTTCGCGGGTCGTCCCATGACTCCAGATGAAAGACTTATCTTTAACAAGATTTTGAGCGAATCAAGTGTAATTTCTCCTATCCAACTCTCTACTGCTTCATCTGCTTCATCTAGTCCAATGCCTACCGCATCTCCACCAACTGGTGGAGTTAGAGAGGCTTTACAAGTTTAATTAAATACTATGAGTCCAATCGTAAGAGGTCGCCACTTTCCCTACACAAAAAAAGGAAAAGCCGCCGCCAAAAGATACTCTAAGAGAAAGAAAAGATGAACGAAGAAAAAAACCCTCGACAACGTAGATATTCCGACAACGAGATTGGCACAATTAAATCTCTTTTCGGTGGGGAAAACGGGGAAAGTAATCTTAAACTTTTAAGAAAAGTCTTTCTACCTAAGTATGATTATGAAGCTCCTTTGGGACAAACTGTGGATAGTCTCTGGATGGGACTTGAACAGTTGTCTCAAATGTCTCCCCAAGACAGAGAAGTGGCTATTCTAGTGCAAATTAGAATGAATAACCACTTGGAACAACAACTTCTGACTTTGAAGTTTCTTGCTAATGAAAAAGAAGAGACGGAGGAAGCCAGATTAAAACGCTTAAAAGCAAATTCCATGAGATAATTTGCTTGTATTTGCTTGTGTAGGAAAATTAGTGTATAATTATTAGTAACTATGGTGAGGCGTAACACCTATAAAACTACCTTAAAGTTATGACAGAAAATATCGGTGAGTTGGATACCTTAATCCAGCAAAAAATAGACTCGGACACAGATTTTCAGACAAGTTTGGAAACTTTATCTGATGAAGAAAAAGAACAAACTGTAAATACTAGAAAATCTGAATTGTTAAAGGAAGAAGCAAGCAATCTGTGGGAAAGGGCTAACAAAGCCACCAAAGCGGAAGAACTTGCCAATAACTATAAACAGCGCGCCGAGAAAGCGGAGAACGAACTTAAAAACAGTAAAGTTATTCCCAAAGAAGAAGGTCTTTCACAAAAGGATGTCATCTACCTAGCCAAAGCCAACATTCACGAAGAAGATGTGGATGAGGTGGTGGAGCTGGCGAAATTGAAGAAAATAACTGTTGCCGAAGCTCACAAGTACATGACTCCTATTCTGGAAACTAGAGCGGAAGAGCGTAAAACCGCTTCTGCTACTCAAACTAAAGGCGGAGCTAGAGGTTCTGTCAAAGTTACAGGTGAAGACTTGATGGCTCAAGCCAGAAAAGGCAAACTGCCTGAAACTGACGAAGATTGGGACAAACTCCAACTGGCTCGTCTCGAAGCAAAACGAACGAAGAAATAACTGGTGATAACTGGTGGTTATTAACTTAACCATTATCACTGTGAACACTTTAGGAACGAGTACCGTCTCGACCGCGCAACGCGGAAAGATGTTCTCGAAAACGCTCCAGCACACGCTTGAAAAAGCTCTTGTGGCTGAAGCAATCTGTCAGGTTGACAGAACGGATTTGAAATACATTCACAATCCGTATTCTTCTCAACCGACAGCCCTCGTGCAGGCATTGACAGGTACATACTCGGTCTCCGCTTGGACGACAACTGATGATTCTCTCACTCTCACTGATGAGTTCGTTTATGGCGAACACGTCTTTGATTTTGAAAGAGTTGTAGCTCAATACGATTTAATGGCCGATCGTTTCGATCAAATGGCCTATGCGGTAGCCGCCGCTCTTGACTTGTGGGTTCTGAATGAACTGCTTGAAAACGGCACCGGAACTTACA